CTAAACAACTTGCTGCCGGCAAAAGTGGTAGATTGATACTTGACGTTGTTGCCAAAACTAATAGCGTCAGAATCGTACACATCAAACAATGGTGCTTGTTGCACTCCAGTTTTTTGTTGTGCTTGAGTCCACTCGGTGCCGTCAAACCAAAATGTTATTCCAGTGGTGTTGGTACCATACAAACATACCACTGATTGATCAAGCAATACTTCGCCGTCACTGGCTGGCACTAGATTGATATAGGGTTGTGTGGTCAGTGGCGAGGGCAGTGGCAACGCTGAATCTGGCGAAATAAAATTCACCACATAGATTTTGTTACGGACATCAGCATCCTCGTCGGCTGCAAAAATCACTCGAGAACCCTGGACCAGACTGTATCCGTTGATGGTGTAACTGGGTTGTCCGTTTACATTTGACAACGCATCAGTTTGCGCAAAGTCTATTGCATCAATTGGCTGTTTGCCCTGTGTGCCCATGTTCCACATGCGAATGTCTGGGCGGAACTGAATAATTGGGCGTTTGGCACGATAGTTGTTGTCCAGCACTGCTGTGGTATTGTTATATTCAGCTGTGGCGCTGATCACATCAATATGGAACCAACGGTTGCTGCGACTCCAGGCATTGAGGTTGTGTGCAGCTCGACCAATGGTCAAGTAATCTAGATCTTCGGGGATGGGCAGGCCCGAGTCATTGGTTTCAGGCACATAAGCTTCGGGAGTGATAAAGTTGGAAACTGGCAACAATTCAATTGCTGTACCAACGCCAGACACATAGTATTCAATATTGAGATACGTGGCTGGTTCCACGTCGCCACGGAACACAATTTTGAGACCATTGGTAAACACCACACCATTGGGTGCGGTGTAATTTTTCTTGCCAATTATTTCGTCAACAAACAGTGTGGACTGTTGAGCTTGTTCAAGCAGTTTGATGCGACCAAAAATACCTGGGTCTGTGCCGTCTTGATAGTACAGTGTATCTTGCACAGCAGTCAATGCTGGAATCTGTTTGATCAGTCCGTCGTTGTCCTTGTACCACTGAGTACTGCTATAGGTAATGCCATAGTTGATGGTAAACTTTTGCAAGGGTGCAATATCAGTAATTTTATTGAGCTCAAGATAAGTTTCGCCACCAATGTTGGCATAGGTAATTTGCCAGATTTGATAACGATCTTCTGGCGGAATATCTGTTACTAAATCATAAGGAATACTGTCAAAGCTGCCAGGTAATCCGTTGTTAGCCGATGATTCAATCAAGGGATCATACAATGTGGTACGTTGCCATCCAGTGGTTTCAGCGTCGGTGATGTTGCGGTTGTAGTTGTCAAATATCAGTGTACGGCCGTTGAGGTTGGTTACTCCGTCAATGCCCCCGTATTGAGCAATAAAAGTGGAAACTGGTTGATTGTTGATTTGATCAAATTGAAGATCAGTGATCAAGTTAACCGTGCCAATGTTGGTTAGATTGTAGTAAAATTCTTGGGCAGTTTTACTGGGTACATTGAATGTCACAGTGCCAAGATCTTCACCGTTGTTGATTACTCCCAATACTTCACGGCTGCTTATGTTGGGAGTAGCAGGCAATTGCCCACTCACGCCGGGTGCCGACTGAATCCAAAAACCAGGTCCCGTGCCAGGCACGCCATCAACAATGTTCAGCACACCTTGCATGTTGCTCTGTGTCTGTGCTGCATAGTACAAGGTATCTGGCGCATCCTGTGGCACCACAAATGTGATCAATCCTGCCACTGCGCCATTGCGACTGACTCCAGAACTGTAGGTGTCACCTAGACCGGTTGATGGTTCAGTCTTAATCCAAAATGGGTAATCGCCAGTGAGGTTGAGGTTGAACACATAGGTGTTACCACGAGCCAAGGTCAGTGCTGGATTGGCTTCATAATTGATGGTATAACTGCTGTTGCCTGAATTTCGCACACGGTAGTTGACAGTTTCTTTGTTGTTTTGTGCAACTTGAAATGTGTAATTGCCGTTGCGCAACAATTCAATAGTGGGATTCTCGCCAGCAAGGCCTGAAAATGTGTACGCACCATTTTCACGAGTCACAACAAAATTGTCACTGGCCGGCACGCCGGTGGCAGCTACATCTACTGCGTTAGGTCCAGTGGGCAACCAGTAGTACTGTGAAAAGTTGATAAATGTATCAAAGTCAACAAACGGATCCCAAGAATAAAATTCACTTGAATACAAACGATCTGGCCGTGTGGTAATGCCACCTTGCTGTGCCACAGCGTCATTGATACCTGGATAGGTGATCACTGTTTGAATATCATCAGTGTCAGGCTTGAGACTCACAACACCAACTTCAAGTTGGTAGTCAGCTCGTGTTTTGTCAGGTTCAACTACATATTTGTCATTGGGATTTACACCTGGGCCCACGGCACGGCCAATAAATCCCTGAGTCTTTTTGAACTTGGGCTCCTGGATCAACTGATCCAGTGTGGCTGCCAAGAATTGCTTGTTGGCATCAGTTTGAAAAATTTCTGGTAGAAAATCTACAGAACGAACAGTGCTGGCCATTAAATTACTCCGCTACCAGGGGCAGTACGTAGGTTGGTACTAGTCAAAGCTTCGATCACATCAATGTTGGCAATGGTTGCAGCATTTGCAAAAATCTCATTGGGTTGGCTGCGTATTTCATATAAATCACCAAAACTCTTTTGTGTATTTAACGGTACCAAGACCACAGATGATATGATGGTTCCCAGTGTTCTATGCAGGTATGCTGCCAGTTCTGAAAAATAGAATGTGTCTCCAAAATTCCATTTGTCAATAGAAAAATAATCATTCATGGCCGCTACAACCGAGCTCTTGATCTCACTGGTGCTGGCTGTGCTGTTTTGAGCACGTATGACTTTTATAGTGGCGCGAAGTTCCGGCGCTGCCTTGACACCAAACAGTGGTTTGAAAGTTACAGAATTCAACACAATATTGTCACTCAGCATTTTGTAATCCTGCAGACCTTGATAGGCTGTGCCCAGTTCATCAATTGTGGGTTGCGATGGTTCAGGCACAGTGTCAGTGGTGTCTTTGATCCAGTTCTGATAAGCAGTGTAGTAGGCCAATGTCACAACATAGAGGTCAATGATGTTGGTGGTACCTGGATCAATGCGGTTTACCAAAGGTGCATTGTGGCGATATTGATAGTACAAGGCCGAGCGGCCATTTCTAGCAATCCATCCAGATTGTTGTACCAGATCACGCACACCAGCTGTGCTGAGACTCAGCAGCCAGAATGTGTTTTGACTGTAGGCATAAAAAATTTGTCCCGGGCTCCACTCGTTCTTGGCCAATTCAATGTCATCAAGCGTGGCATAGTCAGCGTTGACTCTCCCTGGCTCTACCAATAGATAACGTTGTAGGTTATCAAAGTCCACTGTTTGCTGCAAGAACACCCAGGGCGAACTTGCGCTTGGTGTTTCAGGTACGGTGCCCACAATTTCACTGAAAAAATCAGGGTTGTCAGGAACTCCGTCATTGTCGCTGTCTCGGTAACTGATCAAGACCTGGAAGTCATCCACATAGCCGTCGCTTTCTACAGGCTGTCCAATGATAGTGGTGTACACATCACCGGGCAAATGAGCAGTTGAGTTGGGCAAAGTGTTTACGGCCAACACGTTGATAAAGTCCTTGATCACAGTGCCAGTGCGGCTGTCATAGACCTTTTGTCCGTCATAATAGAAAAATCGTGTTTGCAGTACTGAGCCAAAATAATAGGCCAGACCACGAAAAGTGATTGTGTAGTTTTGATTTTGCACCACAAACTGAATCAACCATGATGCATCTTGATTGGTGCCAGTGGTGCTGCCAGCATTGTCAAGGCTGAAATCTGCATCAGCATCAAGATTGGTACTGGTGATCAAGTACCAGGTGTATGGTGTGCCTGTGACGGTGCCATCATTGTCGTAGCCCAGACCAAAATTGCGATACAACACAATTTGTTCAGTCATGGCCTGTTCCAGTGACAACGGAAGATCAGTTATGAACAATGGAATAATACTGTCCATCACGGCACCAGTGGGCACAAAGTTGTTCAAGGCCACGGGTCCGGCACCATTGGTAAGATTGCCAATGCCGCCATTATTGCCTTCGCCAGTGATGCTTATGGGGCTGGCCCAGATCTCCAAGCGTTCGTCGGCTCGTGTGGGTGTGCCTTGCACCAATCGATTATTGCTGTCAAAGTAATACCCGGTTGGAGCAGTGAATTTGATCAAGGCGCCAACGTTGACAAAATACAATGGGTCAGTGGAGTACAGACTGGGCCCAACTGGGATTGGGGTGCCACTGGCGTTTTTAAAATAGCCAGTGGTTTCATTTGCCAGTGTGGTGCTTTGTTGCCACGTGGTACCCAGTGTGCTGCCGGTGTTGATATCTTGTCGTGGAAATTGATCATAGTAGAATTGCAGCATGGTTGGGCCAAGAATGGCTGGCTGTAGCTGGTTGGTAATTACGTCTGCAATGTCATTGCGATTGATCCAAGAAAACAGGATCGTGGGCAATATCAACTGTTGCCAAATGGCACCATCACTGCCAAAGCTGTTGGTACTTGAATATTTGCCAGTGTTGTCCACAAGATCTAGATAGCGACTGGTACCAATGCTGGCACGATTGAGAGCCTTGCTCTTGACAATGCTGTTGTATTGTGTGTAAGGAAATAGATTGTAGTCCTCACCATTGACCATGCGGTTCTGAGTATAGTAGCGAGCCGGCGCACGTTGTTTGATTTCTTCAATGGGCTCACGTGCTTGACTGTTGCTCACTGGCTGAGTAATGCCACAGGTGAATGTGATTGTTTCAGTGTTGCCAGTGCGAGATCTATAGGTGATTGGCAGTGTAACACTTTGCATTTCTTCAGGATTGATGATGTATTGCAATCCATTTGATGCGCGAACATAAGCACGGAATGTGCCCACGGGAATTTCTGAGAACACACCATCGCCAAACACCAGAGTGATTTGATCGTTGGCTCGACTGGTCACTGTGTAGATTGGGCGCAGGCTGGTGGCAATTTGTTCAGCGGCTGCCGAGTATATGTTTTCAACATAGGCCCATTCGCGGCTGACCACACCCACAGTGTCTAGCTGGAACAACCAACGGTCTTGATTGTTTACGCCGTCGACATTGATGTTGACTGTGCGATTGGAAATGCGTTCAGCAAGATTGAAGTCTTGATTGATCAAAGTTCCCTGCTTGAACATGAAAAAATAACCAGTGTTGGCGCTTTGAAAGCCCAGCTGATCATTGCGAAATATCATGTTGAAGGGCACATTGGACTGCGGTGGTGGCTCGTAAAGATAATCTTGGCCAACTGAAGTACAAGTAACTGCTTCAAACGGCATGTTAAGTCCATCCACTGTGGCAGTGTAAGGGATCACTGGCAAATACCCTGGAATCAAGTTGATTGAATATTCGTCACTGCGAACTCCCAGCAGTGTTTGGCGATTCCCTGGACGTCCAACTCGCTGTGTGTCCACAAGGCTGGCATTGATAATGGCAGCAAACTGCTCTTGCCAGTCGGGATTCGTGGGATCAGCCCAGTCCACGGTGACGTTGCTGAGGTTCACACCGTTGTAATCCACCACGTTTTCGGTTGTGCTGATTGAGAAAACCTTGAGCATGCCCTGGGCCGCGGTATTTCTCTTGGGAGTATAGCTCACTAAATTGGCCAGGCGTACCACTGAATCACGACGTTCGGCCGTGTCCATGTAATTTTCTCGAGTGTTTAGATCAGTGCGGAATGCAAGACTTTGACCCATGAACGCAATAACGTCCAAGAGAGCAATGAATTCACTGGATTCAATGTAGTCGTTAAAGGTTTCAGGATAATACAGACGCAAGTAATCTACAAAACTCTTGCGTAGAGTTTCAAAATCGTAACTTTGAAAATCAGCTTCACGATAAGTTTGGTAGATCTGTTTCCAGTCTTCAACCCCAAAAATAGCTGTTTGTCTAGTGGTAATTGCCATGGTTGTATTTCTCTAAGCCTTGTGCTTTATTTATGGTAGCACAAAAACGGCGTAGTTATACGTAAGTGGCGTTTCTCTGTTGTAGGTCAAAGAATATAGACAGGCGCTGAGCTGTGGTAGAACCAACAACTTGCAACTCCAATTCAATCATGAATCCATTTAGTTCTGGAGACACTTGCACATCTGCAATGTAGATTCTGGGGTCACCGCCGGCCACACGCTGTACTTCTCGAGTGATGCTGGTCTGTAGTTCTTCAACTTGATTTTCAAACAAGTAATCCCACAGCACAGTGCCATATCCTGGACGACCTGGCAGTTGCCCTTGACGAATGTTGAATGCGTTCAAGAGGTCACGCTTGATCAGTTCAAACCCAGTCAAGGTGAATTTTTTATACTGCTGTTGAGTGTTGAACCCAATGAATGTCTGTGTCTGTGCCATGCTGATATTTATTAAACTCTAGGCAGTGAACCTGTGAGCCGGTTGAGCACTGATGATGCAGCCGATGCCGCAGAGCCAGCAGAAGCCAGGGCTCCGTCTAGCGACTTGAGAGGGTTGGCTCCGCCCAGTACTCCGGCAGCTTTGTCAGCTAGACCTGACACACTTGATAATGCACCCCCAGCACCCGACAATGCTCCGGTTAATCCTCCGGC